AGCAACAGTACATTTAAATCTATCAACTGGAAACCCATTTCCGTTAACTGCATCAATTGTTCCTCGTTGATTAACTTGCATAGCTCCATTAATTACAAGATTCCGTCTGCCACCAATCTGTCCACTGGTTGTGGCTTCACCTATCTTTGCTAGCTCTGCTGCTTTACTCATTTTTTACTCCTTTGGATACTTATCTTTAACTGCTTTAATTGCTGCAAACCAAGCACCACTTTTGTCACCTTTGTCAGCTAACATATCTTTGTATAATAAATCTAATTGCTCTGTTATCTCTGGGTACTCTGCTACTCGTTTACCAACATAAGCATTTGGGTCTACCCAGTTATTAATGTTAGTCATGTTCAATGTTATTTCATTGTCATTAGCATCCCATACTTTACCTTTTTTCATCATTACTGCATTAGAATAAAGTGCGTATACTGCTTTTGCGTTTATGGTCATACTGCAATCTCCGTAATTGTTATGCTTGATGCAAGCCGACCACCAAACTGTCTAGTCGTTTGTCCATTCCCATTAAAAGTTAAATACCCATCATGTCCACCAGCTCTCACTTTGAACGTAGTAGCACTAGTTGTACCAGCAGTCATAAAATGATTAAAATTTATACAAACTGTTCCCTCAGCCTGTTCCATCAAATGACCAGATACGGCTAAAGCACCTGCTGTGGTATCTTGAAACAAAGCAACACAAATAGCAGATGCACCTTCTGGACTACAAAAAAATGCAACTTCTATTAATAATTTATTATTAGAATTAGTAGGTGTAATAGCTAAAGTCATAAACTCTCCACCTTCAGTCTTTTGAGGTATACTATCGTCATTGGCAATATTAGCAGTTGTATTGGCTACAGCACCATCTTGAACATTTACAACTTGCACTACAGCACCAGTAGCTAAATTTGTTGTTGCTAACTTTGTAGTTAATGTAGTTGCTCCTGCAACAGTAAGAGTACCTGCCGCAGTAACATTACCTGTAAATGTACCACTTGTGGCACTCAAAGCACTTGTTGCAGGATGTGTGACTGTACCGATAGTTTTAAACAAATAATAAACAAATATATTATTACCTGAGTTAGTACTAGGAGCAGCCGTAAATGTTAATGTTGTTCCACTACTAACTTCATAAGCTACGGATGGTTCTTGAATAACACCATCTACAGATACAAGTATATCTTCATCTGACCCTACCGAATGTTCTAATGTAAAAGCAACAGCAGAACCATCACCAGAATAAACTGATGCTGATTTAGTTGATGTAAATCTATCAACGGCTGGATTACCTAAATATGCCATATTATGCTATCTCCATGTAACTCAAAGTTACTGATACTTTATCTGTAACAGAAGCATCTATTGAAATCCTGTCATTAGGATTTAAAACAAGTTTGTTTCCTGCCATAACTTCTAAAGAACTGCCAACAGGTATAGGTGCATCTTTTAAAAGGTGAGATGTAGTATTTGCAACAGAGCCTGTTTGATTTGTCACACTTACAATCTTTACTGATGCAGTAACTTGTGCTGTATGTATGTTTGCAAGTGTTAATCCAAGAATAACAGACGTTGTGCTATCAGGACAATCATAAACTTCTTCAAAAGTTCCTGCGGCTGCAGGAACATTATCTCTACTTGTTAATTTAAATGTATTTGCCATCTCTTCTCCTTATTTGTGTTAACCCAAAGCAATCGCAAGAGCTGTGGCATCGTCAAGTGATGCTGCTGATGATGTAGCAAAAGCAATGTCCGTTCCATCCGAGGTTAATATCTGACCGTTAGTTCCCGGACCTATGACAGAAGGATTGCCGCTAGCATCTCCTACTATAAATTTACCTCTAGCAATACCATCTAATTTTGCTAATGTTACAGCATTGTTTGCTATTGTGACAACGCCTCCATTTGTCATTGTTGCGTCACCGCTTAAAGCAGCAGCCGTAAATCCAGTTCCATCCCCAATCAATATTTGTGTGGTTGTAAGTGCTTTAGCAGAAACAACACCAGAACTATTGGCATCTCTTACTAAAACTGTATTTGCAGCTTGATTAGCTATCTTTGCTAAAGTTACATTAGCATCTACAATAGAAGCTGTTACTACAGCATTTGCTGCTAATTCATCCGCACCTACTGCATCGTCTGCTAGATGTTCATTATCAATACTTCCTGCAGCATAATGTTCAGAGTTTATAACATCGTCTGCTATTTTAGCTGCCGTAATAGCATCTGCCGCTATTAAACCTGTAGTAATCTGTAAGTTTGCTATGTGAGCAGTGTCTATAGAAGCATCAACGTATTGATCACTGTCTATTGAGTTAGCTGCCATCTTAGCAACAGTAATCTGAGAATCTGCAATGTGAGCCGTATCTATTGATCCATCCGTGTAATGCTCAGAGTCTATAGCGTTATCTGCTATTTTATCGCCATTAACAGCATCGGCTGCTATTAATGCTGTAGTAATCTGTAAATTACCAATATGAGCTGTGTCAATAGATGCGTCAACGTATTGATCACTGTCTATTGAATTAACTGACATGTGAGCAAGATCAATAGATCCATCTGTATAATGTTCAGAGTCTATAGCGTTATCTGGTATTTTTGCAGAAGTAACGGCATCTGCCGCAATCAAAGCCGTTGTGATTTGTAGATTAGCAATGTGAGCCGTATCTATACTGCCATCTGTATAATGTTCAGAGTCTATAGCGTTGTCCACTATCTTAGCACCAGTAATAGCATCGGCTTGGATATCGGCTGTTTCTATTGTATTATTAGGGAAAAGAGGAACGGCTGTAAAAGTAGCGACACCTGTAACACCTAATGTTCCACCAACAGTTCCGTCACCAGTTACAGTTAACGAACCCCCAACCGAAGCACTATTAGTAATAGGCATATTACCAGTAGCATCAAGAAAAACAGCTTTTTCTGCGGGTTGTGTGCAAAAGATAGTTCTTAAACCATTCGTCCAAACAACCTCATCATCATCGTTACTAGATTGTAACACAGTTGTTCTAGCTAAAGTTGTGCCAGATAATGTATAAGTTCCAAGACCTATTTCAAAATCAACCCCATCCGTACAACAATAGTAAGTGGTATTAGAGTTACCAATTACAGAAAACGCTTCAAAACCATTCTCAGCACCAGCTAAAGTATAAGTACCCGTTCCCGTTGTGCTTGTGGTTTCTTTAATTCTATCTGCTAAAACTAATGCCATTCGTTAAGTCCTCGGTCTTGAAGGTAAGCCCCTTCTATAGGCATCGTGATTTTCTCTTGCTTCTCCAAGATCCTTCAACCTAGATAGTCCATCCATAAATCTTTTTTCGTAAAGAGCAATTATATCTGGTTCGCCTTTCATAAAAATATACGCTTCTAATAAGGCTCCGTAAAGAAGTACATTAGGTGCATTCTCACTTACCCAGGTTGTATTAGAACCAGAATCCACTAGGCTTGTTGGTCTATAGAAATAATGTAATTCAACTGTATACGCTGAATTAGGAGTAGGGGCTAGTAAAAAGTGATCCACACTAAACACAGCATAGTATCTCGGTACACCTGTTGTTGAAGCGTTTGGTGTATACTCTCTTAAAAAGTTTACATCTTTTTGTAATAAAAAGTTTTCAGAACCACTAGTTGTTATTTGTAAAGAAAACACAGCTAGTAAATCCTCTGGAACGGATAAGAATTGATCCGTTGGAGTCATAGCTGAAGTAACATTTTTTCTAAAGTATTCTAAATCTATAGATTCAAATATTCTGTCTTCGGCTGCTTTAATAAAATTAGGTAGATTAGTTACAAACGTGGATTCTGTATTGTCTGTGTAATCTTGAATAGCTGTTTTTAATGTTGCAAATGTAAAGCTCATTTATGTCCCCAATGTAACTGGACCAGCCGTGGATATTCCACCACCACCTTTTATATTACCCGTTTGTGCCGTTTCACCAACAACTGTGAATGTATATCGATCATCACTAACTTTAGTTATAGTGTATCCTGTGGCTTTTTCAAGCACTGTCCTCGTGAAAGAGTCAAAGCTTGATACTGATCTAAATCTTACTGTATCATCTGATGATCTTCCATGAAGAGGTTCTAGAACTGTTATTACAGAAGTATTAATGTTACCAGAACTAAATACATTTAATCCAAGAAGATTCTCTACGGTCACTTCTGTGCGACTTGTAACTCTTGGTTGATACAATGCTGTTGGATCAGGTCCAGGATGATTAGGTTTTAGCTGTGGGTGCTTTTCTTCATATTCATCAGGACCCACTTTCAAACCATTCCATTCGGTTTTCATTTCTTTTAAACGATAACGAAATCCAGAACGATCTGAAAATCCCCATGCTTTTTTTCCTGTTGCATACTTTGCCATATCAGTAACTATAATACGTCATGCTAGGTGTTAATTTTAAAGGAGTGCTATTTGCATCCTCGGCTGCTGCTCTTTGAAATTCTTCTTCGTAAACTGATTTTAATAGTTGCACTCTCTCTGGTGCTTTCTTCATTGCTAAATAATAAGCAAGACCAGCCACCATACAAGGAAGGAATCTGAATGGTGTGTCTGCATTATTTATCAAAGAGTCTGCATCTTCAATACGTCTTACATAATAATAAACTAAAGTATAAGAAGCGTTTGGTGTTGCCCACAAAGTAATGGTGGGAATAACTTGTCTATCAAAGAAATACTGACTAGGTTGACCAGTAGTTCCTTTGTTCGGAATAGTAAGATATTCACCTCGGCTCATTTGAGATAAGGTAAAATCAACATTACTACTGTTTCTTAAAACAACTTCTAGCAAGTCCACATAAGTAGCATCTAATGTATAAGTCGCTGTACCAGAAGTTATAGCTTTAGTTTCTTGTTTGACAGTCCACATGTTAAGACCACGATTTGCCCAATCAGCAAACATTAGATTCAGAGAACGTCTAGCTGTCTTTGCGTCATAACCAGTACGCATCTCCAAGCCACAACGCTCGTAAGCTTCCTCTATTATTTCACCGACATCTAAATCGAAGTCTCTTGAACCTGATGTTGTCATTTACTTCTTCTTCATTTTCATGGCT